TTTTCATAATTAATAAATATATTAGTGTTCATCCATTCAGGTCTTTTTGACATTAATTTATCTCTAATTGAAACTAATTCATTATATGTTTTGTTTGTTTTATCAAAATGGTCATAATCAAAATCAATGTATTCTTGATATTTAAATAATTCTTCATTATTTTCATCGTATTCATCATCATCTATTTCAAATGGCCAATCAGGTTCTATAATATTATTATTATATGTTTCATGAAAATGTATAGGACGTTCTTCTTTAGACACGCCAAAATATTCTTTTTTACAACAATCTATACATAAATAATGACAACATTTTGTATGTTTAATTAATGAGTTATAATTCATACACATAGGACAATTACCATTTTCACGATTATCATAATTTATTGGAAAATTTTTTTCACAATGTGTGCAAACGAATAAATTATTATAGTTTTTAATTAGTCTATCATCTAATATCGTATATGGAACGTCACAAAAATAACATAAATAAGTATTGTTATGAGTCATAATATTTGAATAAATATATTTTTATATTATTTGAATAAATATATTTATTACACCTTTGAATATTTAAAACAATTTCTACATACTGGAATGTAATTTTGTGAACCAACAATAGTTTGTTCTCTTTCATTAGTTAATCTCATTGAAAATATTCCAGGTGTGCCATTTTTACATTTTGAACAAAGGGATGTTAGCTTAGTAACTTTGTCGCATAAAGGAATTAAATCAAGAATTTGTCCAAATTTTTTTCTCTCAAAGTCGCCATCTAATCCACATACATAAACTTGTTTTCCATGATTAATCATATCATTAACAACTTCAAATAAATCGTCAAAGAATTGTCCCTCATTAATTAATATAACTTTAGAATATTTAGTAAGGAAACAATTTTCAGTAGAATAATTTTGCGTAATAATTTCAGTAGATGATATTTTGATTTCAGGATGCCAAATATTTTTCAAAGTATTAGTTTTAATACATGGTATTTTGATTTGGTCATGAGTTACAATAGACTGGTCATGGTCATATCGGCTATCAATATCATGATTAATTGCAACAACAGGTATTTGGCAAAATTGACATTGTTTATAAACTTCAACTAAACGCGATGTCTTACCAGAAAACATAGGTCCAATAATAAGTTCAAGATAACCATGAATTTCATCAGTCGAATTATACATTTTATTAGTGTTCATTAAATATCTTTAATATTTTTTATTTCATTTTTAAAAGTAAATAAAATTAAAGTATAAAGAAATAAAATAAGTATATTTAAATGAACATAGGTAAAGAATTTATTCCTTTTGTAGAAAAATATAGACCAGTAGTTTTTGATGATATAGTGCTAGACCCTTTAAATAAACAAATTTTAAAAAATGTAATAGAGACGTCATATTTTCCAAATTTATTGTTTTATGGGCCACCTGGAACGGGTAAGACAACAACAATAATAAATTTAATAAACTCATATCAAAATAAAATGGGTATAAAAAACAAAGACTTAATTATACATTTAAACGCATCAGATGAAAGAGGTATTGATATAATAAGAAATCAAATAAATTTCTTTGTTAATTCAAAACCTTTGTTTAATAGTGGTATGAAATTTGTAATATTGGATGAGGTAGATTATATGACGAAAAATGCTCAGCAAGCATTAAGATATTTATTACAAAATTATACGAGTAATGTAAGATTTTGTTTAATTTGTAATTATATTAGCAAAATAGATGAGGGTCTTCAAAATGAATTTATACGTTTACGTTTCAATCAATTGCCAAAAGAAGAAATAATAACATTCTTAAATCATATTTCGTTATCTGAGGAATTAAATTTATCACAAAAAACATTATCATGTATTCAAAAACTTTACAAATCGGATATAAGAAGTATGATAAATTTTATGCAATCGAATCAAAATTTAGAAAATGAACACCTTAATATAATAGATAATGAAGTATGGGATGAACTTTATACAAAAATATTACAAAAGGAAAAAATAGAAAAGATCAATAGTTTTATTCATTCCATAAGTATAAATTACAATATTGATAAAAAGAATATAATTAAAGATTTCCTAAATTATATCATTAAAACATATACAAAAAATGTTAATAGTAAGTTTTTAGATTTTATTGAAAATTTAATACATTCTCAAAATAATAATAATAATATACATATAAATTATTTAATATCTAAGCTGTCGTCGTCATTATCCACATAATATTTGTTCATTCTCATATGAAGTTTAATCATAAAGTCATTGGGAGGTGAACTTTTTGAAGGGTCGAAAAAGTTTTGCTTAAGACTATACTCTCCTTTTGGAGAATTAATCTTCATGGTTGTAGTTAAATTTTGCTTAATAGGAATTGATTCGCTTCTTTCGCGGATGACGTGCTGACTAGTTGTTAACATTCTTTATATTATATAATAAAGAAAATAATTGAAATAAAATTAATATAAAGAATATAAAGATAAATTACCGATATATAGTATGTCTACAACAATGAATATTGATATTGAATGGGAAAATTTTATATCATCAACCAATGATGATATATCATCTGATGATGAAGAAGTAGATATCGACAATTTATTACAAAATAATGCTAATGATTTTGTTTCTGCTAATATTGCTATGGATATACATTCTGTAGCTCCTAAAGCTACAAATATATATATAAGCACTAAAACAAAAATTGCTTATTTAAACATGATAATGGACCTTAAAAATATGTTTTGGAATATTCCTGTCATACCATATTCTAAACCTTCTAATGGTGTCATTAAGAAACAAATGAAATTTAATTCAACTGAAAAGGAAGAAGTTGATTTTATTCAAAACAAAATTAAAGATGAACCTTACCATGAAGAAAATGTAATAATTCATATTGATAATCCAAGTGGTCGTATTAAATTTAAAGATATTCGTAAAGTTAGTATTGGAATTTCGAAAAAAGATATTTTAAGTTATAGATGTAAGAAGAAGAGCGCGTTTTATAATTGTTTTGTCCTCATTCTTCGTATGAAGATTGCAGAAACTTTTAAAGAATTTCATGTTAAAGTGTTTAACACTGGAAAACTAGAAATTCCTGGAGTTCAAAATGAAACCATATTTCAACTAATATTAGATGAAGTTGTTAAAACCTTACAACCTTATGTTAATGATGGTTTAGGGTATAAGCCTGACACTAATGAAACTGTTCTAATAAATTCAAATTTTAATTGTGGGTTCTTTATTAATCGTGAAGCTTTAAACGATATATTAAAATTTAAATACAATATTCAATCTATGTATGACCCTTGTTCATATCCAGGAATTCAATGTAAATTTTATTATAATCCTGATGCTGGTATTCAAAATGGTTGTCAAATTTCAGAGGAAAATAAAAAATTATATAAAAATGTTAAGGAGGTATCGTTTATGATATTTAGAACAGGTAGTGTTTTAATTGTTGGAAAATGTGATGAAAATGTTTTAATAATTATATATGATTTTCTGAAAATTGTTCTTAATAATGAATATACTAATATTTGCCAAAATTATTTACCTGGTGATTCTGAAAAAATAGTCTCTTTAAAAGATAAAGCTAAAAAAATAAGACGTAAGACTATTATGATAGAAATTAATTCACAAACCAGTTAATAAATTTATCAGAACTCTCTTTAAGTTTATCTTTAAATTCTTCAGATAAAAATTTATTTAAACAATCATTATATATTAAATGTTGGTTTTTACTTATTTTTTTAACTAGTAGTTCACATGAATCAAAAAAATATTTATCATCATCAATACAATAATAAAACTTTTCTATTAACTCATTTAATAAATTTATTATCGATTTATTTGTTAAATTATTTAATTTTGTATACATATTTTGAATACTTACTAATTTTTCATTATTTAAAAAATCATTATTTATTAATTTTAATAATATAGTTCTGTATAAGTCAACATATGAATTTATTATATCCAATTTTAAACGAGTATAATCAGATATTTCTTCATTATTTTTCCTTGTTTCAGAATTAATTTCGAATATTGTTTTTTTATAAACATATGTCGTTGCATCTCTTGAACTAAGTTGTAAAAACATTTTTTCATCTTCAGAAATCTGTCCTACAAATTCTACATAAAAATAAAATGCTTTTTGACAATGAAAATATGTTACATCAAGATTTTTTGTATAAAACAATATATTGTTAAATACATTTACAATTGTATCTAAACCTCTTATTATAATAAATCTTGAAAAATTGCTTTTTTTTAATTTTATATTTTCTATAATAAATTTGAAATAATCAATAAATAATTCCGATAATTTTTTTGTAACATCACTTATTTCAGACTCTAATTCCTTTTTAAAATTTTCATTATTGTGTAATGAGTAATTAACTTCTTTACTACCAAATGTTTTCATTATATCTATAATTTTATATTATTTAAATTAAAATACTTTTAATATATAAGTATTTAAAGACTAATATATTTAAATTATATAAATATGTCTGAACAAAAAACTAGCCAAAAGACAGAGAGCGGAACTGCTGCCCCTTTTAATTATAGATTACCTAGTGATGTAACCATGAAACACGCAAGTAAACTTGCTATTGTTGAAGATAAACCAATTATGTTAGATTATTGGGCTCCTTCTCTTGATAAGAAAGCCCTTGTTGGAGCTAGAGAGAATGGTGAGAAATTGCTTGTGAAATCAGAGGATGAGTATACGAGCACTATTCAGAAGTTTTATAAATCAGGAACTGAATATATAATTATTACTGAGAACTCCATATATCTTGTTGCTAGTGATATTCCTACTAGAAAGATTTCTTAATAAAATTGATAACTATTAATTATTTAATAATAATAACAATATTATTATCAAATGTCAACTGCTGAAGATGTATTTTATTTATATGAACGCAACTCGCGTTATTATCATGATTGTAATTTAAAAAATTCTATTGAAGAATGTCCCGATTGCTGGAGTAATGAGTGCTATTGTCGTTTAAAACAGGATGTTATTCCCCTTGTAATAGGGAACCAATATGTACCATGTGCTTACAAAATAAAATGTTATATAAAACCTGGTGAAGAATGTCCTATATGTTATGAAGAAATAATGACAAAATCAACTGCATTTATTACTAATTGTGGTCATTCTTTTCATAAAAAATGCCTATTTAAATGTATTGAATCTAAATGGTTATCTAGCTCATATACATCTACCGCAAGATGTCCCATATGTAGATGTTCATTAGGTCATCCAGAATTTATACAGAGATATCGGTCTAGTTATTTCTCTTATAATTATAAAGACGATAATGGACTTGATAAACTAGAAGACTTTTGGATATCAAAAGATTATACATTACCTAGTTTTTGTAGCAATCGATATGATCATTATTTAGGAACTGATAAAGTTTGTTTTATGTGTGAAAGTTATAGAGAGAAAGGTGAATCATACTAAATTAGCTAAAATATTCAGCCATTTGAAGTCCTTTTACATTAAAACCATTTTTGATATAAACTTTTTTTACTTCTTCATTACAATCTAATATCACTTTATAACAATTGCTTTCTCTAGCAAATAATTTTAGGATGGTAAGAATTCTTGAACTTATACCTTTACCTCTCATATGTTTTGCCACCACAATATCCTCTATATGTCCTACATTTTTACCTTCTCTAATTATTTTAGGTTCAATAATAATTGTTCCTGATGCTATAATTTCAATATTATCTAATGAATTTTCTATAATACCAACAATTATAGTACCACCTATTTCACTTATTCTCTCTATATTTTTAAGAAATAATGTTGTTTCAATATAACTTGTTGTTGTTAGTTCTGAGAGAAGAACCAAATATTGTTCTTTAATTTTTTCAATTAAATTTGGATTAGTATTTTTATATGAATCTATTAATTCTATTAATTGAACGTATTCAATTTCTGACATATAATAATTTAATTTATAATTTTAAATTATTTATTTAGTATATATAAATGTCAAATTTTGGAAGCGGAAGTAATTCGAATGGACAATTTTGGTATGGAAGTACCACTAATTTTCCTGGATTTTTATATAAGAAAAATGTTGGAGTAGGAGTAAGACGTTCAACTAAATTTTCACCTGGAGGAAATACTACTTGTAATACATATCAATATCTTTATAATAAATATACACCTGGTCAAAGTGGTGTAGGTGCGTCAAGCATAGCTAATCGTCGCGCTAAAAATAGATTAGCCAGTGTTTGTGGTGGAGCAAATCAAAAATGTGGTCAATTTTATACTTATCTAGGACGTTATCCACGTTATTCATATAATAGTATCAATGGATATTTCCCGTATCCACCAAGTCAATTTCCTGGTCAACCAGTATCAACATTTATGCCTTCTGGAACTACTAATTTTGGAACAATTTAATTAAATATATAAATTAATTAAGTATATATTTAATAAGATGGTTTAGATGGGAAACCTGTCATATGTCTTGAAGGTTGAATATAAACAGGAGTGGTTGAATTAACTGGAGGTTGTTGAATAGGATATCTGGGTCTGTAATAATGATTGTCATATTTAACATTCGCATCATAAAATGCTACTCCTTTTGGTCCAATATAGGAGTAATTATAGTTAGTAGTTGGTCTAAAGCCAGCACTTACAGGAGTTTGAGCTGGATTTATATTTAAGAAAACCATGTTGTCATAACTCTTCTTAACTTGATTAGGATTTTGATTACATTGTGTAGCATAGTTATACCAATAATAACGAGTAACACCAACACTAGGTGATGTACCACTTTTCATTGGTCCTGAAAAAGTGTGAGCGTCAATATTATTGACAATTGATTGTTTTAATCTCATAACTCTTGATCTACCTGCCATTTATATATATGTAGTTTAAAAAATAATAAAATGAGCTAAAAATATAGCTAAAAATATAATTAAGTATTTAAATAATTAATTATACGAGCCTTCTCTGGGAATCGAACCCAGGACCTCCAGTTTACAAGACTGGTGCTCTACCACTAAGCTAAGAAGGCACACTTTACGGACACTGGGAATCGAACCCAGGTTGTGTGATTGGAAGTCACATAGTCTACCACTGACTTATATCCGTAGTTATTTAAAATAAATAAATAAGTACGGCTGCCGGAAATCGAATCCGGGTCTACTGCTTGGTAGGCAGCCATTCTACCACTGAACCACAACCGCAGATTGGCAGGAAAGGGAACAATATTCTTAAATTATATTAGTAAATAATACAATAAAAATACACTAAATTTGGCGGGTATTTAGTTCATCTAAAATAACCCTAAAAATTGTCTAATTTTATAAATTTTATAGAGGAACCACTAAATTCACTATAAACACTACACTATACAAAAAAATACACTACACTACACAAAAAATACACTACACTACACAAAAAATACACTACACTACACAAAAAATACACTACACTACACACTAGGCGCTCAAACTCCAAAATTTATTAAAATAAATTTATGTGAGCCTAACTCAAACATTTTACGGAGGACGCTATACCTAAACTTAACTACTACGCTTCATACTACTAAACTTCTAACAATAATTTACTATGCTTCAGATAAATCCTACTACGCTTCAATTATATTATACTATTCTTCCACTACTACGCTTCGAAAAAAACAAAAAAACAAAAAACAAAAAACTGATGCACCAAATTTTTTAAGACAATTTACTCTGACTGAAAACAAAGCTCATCCGGGAATCACCTAATAGACACGCAATATGCGCGCATAATACCTAGAATCACATGTCTAACGGATGCTAAACCAAAATAGCGGGAGTTCCCAATCCCACCATATTAATCAAATAAATTGTCTTTAAATTTTTTATAAAATTATAAATAAATTTAATAGAATACTTAAAGACCGATTAAAGAATTGTATTTAATTTATCAATTTGTTCTGTAGTCAAAATTGTTGGGAAATCAATATGAAAATTTATAATCATGTTACCTTTATGTTCTCCACGTTTTAAGCCCATTTCTGGATATATCTTTTTATATTCTGGAGGAACAATACTACCTTTATTATTATTTAAAGTATAACTCTTACCATTTATATAATTTAATTCAAAAGAAAATCCACATAAAGCTTCTTTGAGAGAAATTGTTTTATCAAAAATTAAATCCAATCCTGAACGTTTGAATGCTGTATTATTTTGTATTAATATATTTACTTTAATATCTCCTTTAACTTGGTCTGACATAATATTTCCTCTATCTCTTAATATTATCATTTCATTTTCATCTATACCTTGAGGAACATCTATATAAATCGTTTCTTTTTCAAAAACTTTTGTTCCATTTTCTAATATCCATCTCTCTATTTCTAAAGGTATTGATGCTCCTGAATAAACCTGAGCCATAGTTATCTGTAAGGATTTGATAATTGGAATAGGCTTATTCATTGCTTGTTGAAAATTCATGGGATTTCCATGAAATATGTGTATTTTTGCTCCAGGCATTCCAGGCATTCCGGGCATTCCGGGCATTCCAGGCATTCCAAACATCATATTAAATATATCATTTATTGGAATATCCATATTATGTGGTCCATGACTATCCATTCTCATAAACGGGTTATTCCTTGTGTTATCATATTGATTTTTTCTATCATCATCACCTAACGTTTCATATGCTTCATTTATTTTTTGTGTCATATTTATTGATTCTTGACTACCTGGATTTTTATCAGGATGATATTTCATCTGTAAAGTTCTATAAGCTTTTTTAATTTCCTCCTTTGTAGCATTTTCACTTACACCTAAAATATTATAAAAATTTTCAGCCATTTAATATTATAGTAAAAGATATACTTAAATAATTATTTACGTATAATAATTATGACAGATAAATTATTTATTAATAAATATCAAC